TAGATTCTGTAAGCAGCAAAATAAAACCATTGCCGGTTATTCTGTAAAGGCTTTTGAGTTATTGCAGAATTTTAGCTGGTCAGGGAACGTAAGACAGTTGGAGAATGAAATAAAAAGTTTAATCAATCTCACCAGGAATGGTGAAATTATAAATCACGATATCCTTTCTGATGAATTAAAGAACCAAGATATGTCACCAACTAAAGAATTAGAGAGCAATAGTATAAATTTCTATAGAAAACCTAATAAGGAAACCCTCATTAAAATCCTGGAGAGAAACCAATGGAATAAAACGAAAACAGCACGAGAACTAAACATAACCTATCAAGGCTTACATAAAAAACTAAAAAAACTGGGGATATATAAAACAAAATAGCCATGCTGTGCGCTATAAACTAAAACATGGGAATTGGAAGCAATATTTATACAAGTCAATATCGATAAAGGCTCACTCGTACCGTCTGAAACAGTAGTTGGTGCAATCGCACCGGCTCCGACTAAATCGGCTATATCGATACTATATATAGTAGGAGATGTGGCATAAGTCGTCCACATTAAATATCTATCGCTAAACGGGTCGGGGCCTGAAATAGCTATATCCGATGAAGATGCGCCAGCACTAGTATAAACCGTAGCCGTATAACCTGGATCTTTATCCATTTTAGTCAACTCGGCATTAGTAGGATCGACCACATATATAAAATCACCAAACTCGGTGATTCCGAACAATGCTTTTCCGAAACCTCCTCCATATCTTTCAGTGCCAGTAGCCAAATCAGTGCTCGGGTTGGGAATTTCTCTTATAAATCCATCGGTTCCATTATGCCATGTACAATAAAGTTTACTTCCATCATGCACTATATCATGGATATAATCGTCTAATACTGCGGTTTTCGAATAGGTATCGGATCCTTTGGCATATCCCTCACTTATATCATATCTGACAATTAAAGTATCTTTTGTAGCTGATGTAGCATCTCTGCCGGCCACATACAAATAGTCTCCGTCTATTGCTATGCCGCCGGTATATATATAATCGGCATGAACAGGTGAATGATAACCCACAACATCGGTTAGAATGCGTTCTAGATACAAATCGCCATCTCTGATTTCAAGTCCTCTCAAAGTGAGAACATAAAATTTATCATTGACCGTATCATATTTTACATCGGCAACCCATGAAAATAAATTACACTGCTGCACCCATTGTTGCTTAGTTATGAAATAACCGGAGAAATCTAGTGCATCCACATTAAAAAAGTTCTCCCTGTTCCAGTAACCGAAATCTAGTGCTTTGTTGTTTGTGCCGGTGCCGGTACCTATTTTTACATGATTGCGATGCATGATATAGCTGACACCGAAATCAGAATCGCCTAATTCGACATTACCATAGGTAATACCGGCAGAATGAGCAGGGGGTCCCGCTCCATCCGATCTAATATATTGTGCGGTAGCTTTTGCGGTTTTTGTATAATGCCATAGTTTTCTCGATCCTACAGTCGAATCTTTATCCAGAACAAGCATCACATCTTTGGAATTTTCTTCATCCCTGTATTCGATAAATTTATTAATATCCGTAGTCGTATCATCAACGGCAATTTTATATCCACGTCTTAAACGTACCTCACCTTCTACTATATTAGTATCACCATTTATACAAGTTTTCAAGTGGTTATGATTCAACCTGTCCGAGACCGATGAATTTATTCCATGCCATATATTTTGCTTAATAAACATCAATTACCTCTAAGACATCGTCACTGTCAGTAATCATTTCCTGATTAGCCAGATCGACCATTTCCATGTAATTAAACTTATGTTCCCTGGCCTTTTCTTTCCATTCACGGTTATTATGCTGATATACTTTAAACAGTTTCCAAGTAGCGTAATCGACTAAAGCATCCTGCCAGGCTTCTTTTATCAAAGGCTCGTCCGCATCCAGACTCAAATCAGCCAAAGGAAACATATAGGCATAAACACGTAAGGTGGCGGCAGTTTCACCGATTACAGGATGTGTGCCTATCTCAAACTCGCCTCTAGTCATAACACCACGAGTCCAGTACCAAAAAGGCGTTCCCGCACTTTTCACATCCGGTATCTCTGAGAAATCTTTATATTTTAAAATATCACCACGATCCGTATTGCCGGCTTCTATATATCTAACCTGGTATGGTTTATAAACAAATGCCAGGTTGGCTGCATCGGTAGCGGTATATGAATGCTGATCGGCCACTGTTGTAATATCGACAATATCGGCAATACATTTAGTCCTGCGTACAAAATCATAATAACCACGGTTTATATAAACTTTAACTTTTTTCTGATTAAAATCCGCAATGCCTTGAAGTTCCTGACAATTATCCCATACTAAGTGTTGAATTACTTGAAATGTCATTTCACCACCTCGGCAATATTAGATTTTTGTTTATAGAGTAGATATTTCGCTAATTCCTGATCCCCCCGTTGTGTGCTCATGCACTGTTCAAAGACATGCCAGATAACCAGATCATCCACATATAGAGGTAGTTCAATATTATCCACCGCACCTAAATCAGTAGGTGTCATTATATATTGATAATAGCATAATGTCGAAGTTGCGGGGAACAGTAGGATCCCATTTGAAGCTTCTATATAATATTTCGTAGAAGTCGCATCGCTTAAAGTCAAACTGCTTGATTCGAGCAATGTTCTGCGCCAGTTATCTTCAGGTGCGATGCGTTTAGCGGGATATGCGGTTCCGCCTACAAGGCCAATAGTAACATAAGGATATTTCATTTTTTTTAGGAAATCAGTAGGATATGTACCGACACCAGCCACTATGGTGAGTGATGCGATTTTGATAAGTTTAGGTATTTCCGATTCGGGCAGGATAGCGGCAAAGGCTCTGCGTGCTCTGTTTAGAGCATCGGGCAGAAAATTTGTATCGTCAAACTGTGTATTGGTTATAGTAGTCTGATCTAAAAGCTGTTGTACATCAGCTTTAGCATTAGCTAACAGCATGGTTTATCCCTCACTAGTTAGTCGAAAGAGGGCGGAAATCCGCCCCCAATCAATTACATAATACCAAGAATATAACCGGCAGTATAGCCAGGTGTATCGGCGGCAACCGCACGCAGCGCAATAATCTTATTGCATGCAGATTCCATAATATCAGTTTCAGCAGAGCCAGCCATACCCTGAAACGCACCGGGTACACCAGCTACGGGTACTAACGGTTCGTTAATAACAATAGCAGCGGATGTCGTATGACCGACCTGGATTTTAGGAACAAATCCACCGACCTGAATCCAACCATAATAAAGTGTAGTAATACCATTTACAACAATACCACGGCATTGTTCGGTATCGGCATCGAGCAATTCGACATTATAAGGATTAAAAATCCTCAGTGCTGCACCGTCGGCAATAGCTTCATCTACGGGATCTTCCATAAAAATGGTAAAGGAATCCGCAGCCGTAACAACGGCATCATGTGCCTTAATCTTATAGAATCCGCCTTTCGCCGCAGCCGTAGCCTGTGTTAAATACCAACCCGCATAAGCATTGGCGGCTATGGCCGAAGTTGATGTATCCGCTTCCACTGTTGTTGCACCTGAGACAACCGCACCGTTGGTCACTATGGAAGTATCCCATGCGCCTTCAGCCACATGAGTTACACCCTGGCCTCTGGCCAAATCTTCCACGCCTGCGTATACATAGCGATAGAAGTTACCCCTGGTATCCATCGCAAGTTGACCTAAATCATACTTACGTGTTGCTGTGTTAGCGAGCAGCCCCGACTCAGTTATGAGCTGAGGCCAGCCTGTCGCTTGAACTTTACTTGACATAATTTACCTCCGACTCTTAACTAGTGGGGAAACCACTGTATTTGTAATGCATCCTTCTGTTATTTAATGCCAGCTGGAGTTTAACCAGAATCTGACCGATTCTACCATCCTGATTCGTAGGAACTTTAAATCCGGTAAACTTAAAGTTTTTATTAGGATGTAAGTAGATGGTCATAAATTCGGTATTCAGAAAATACACATATCCAGCCGTGCAGATCTCATCGGCGACCACGGGAATATTACGAAATTCCAAAACATTAAAGCCGGCATCTGCTATCTTCTGGCCACGACCGGTCTTCGGATAGCGTGCAGAAGCCTGCAATGTCGCTTCGTAAATATCCCAAATCAACTGCGGCAACACGATAAGATTTGGTTTTGATTGTTTATGTGTTGCGGTACGCACAGCCTCACGGAACAGCTTATGGATATAATGAGTCGTATCCGTAGGGTCTATAAGCTGTGCTTCCGTATGTGCGGTTGAACTTACGCCGGCCTGCCACCATGTATCAGTTTTGTTACCGTAGAGCCGTTTAAACTCTACCTCTGCATGTTTCCATGCAGCTCAGACTATATCACGCCTTTCGGCTGGGGCGCTCGTGTCAGCATTACTGACTTCATAGAAGTCTCGGCTGTTAGTCGTTGAACCTTCCAAAATGTCACCATTTTGGCTCGGCTGCTGATTGCCTTCGGCATTATCCGTTAAGGTGTTCCAGCAATTCACCCCATTCACAATATTGGCAAAAACTGGTATCCAAGCTTCTTCATTACCTTTGGTGAAATTATGACAACTTTCACATAGACAAATACCATTATATAAATCCCATCTTTTCTCAGGATATTTTGCCCAAGGATAAATATGATGAGCATTCAAAATAACTTTGAACCCATCACCACTTCTAACTTGGCATAACTGACAAGTATAATCAAATAATCGAAATATTTCATCCCGCCATCTTTCTGTTCTCTTTGACACTCTTTCCAAGCGATTCTTAGGTGTTCTACCATCTATATACCAATTACAATTAGCACCAACCATGTGCGGAAAAACACGCCCTTTCAGCTTCTCTGAAGCATAAGGTCTTGGCACATCTTTTTGTGATATTGATAACTTTTCACGATGTTCCTCTGTAGTCGGTTTATTTTTTCTACCGTGACCATTTAAACATTTAACTTCACGAACACCATTTTTAGCACCGTTTTGATAAGTCTTTTGATGCCAGCGATGAATCATTTCACCACATCCACATTTACATTCGATTATTTCATTAAAATCTGTCATAAGTTCTTACCTATATTGGCCCTAAATTACATTAAGGTTCCGCCAGCGATTCCGGCATACGTACCCTGAGCTACTGCCAGATTAAGACCTTGAAACTCATCCGATGCCGTACCTTCAAACAAATCCGCCGAAAGTATATCTTTCAGATAATCCTCGGCTTCTTTGGTACGCTCGGACAAAAGGTTGACAACCTGAGATTCACCCATATTCTTATCCTCGTCATCTCCTGAGATAGCGATTGTCGAGTAATAAGAAGACCACAGGTAATCCGCACCGGTAATATTATCGGGCGGAACTACCGAGAAAGTATCCCAGTTGGAATACTTTCCGCCGGCAGTCATCTTCTCATAGCGCAGAGGCTCTACAATACGTTCCCCGCCTTTGCGGTATTCTCTGATTTTGCCGTCCATGAGCAATGTTTGAAACACTGCGGATGAATTATATATATTGTCAACGACTTTTGGTACAAAGTATTTCTGTGTAGTAGCTGTCAGATAATCATAATTTAAAGCCATATTGGCCTCCTTAATCGTCTAAAATAATTGCTTTTCCCTGTTCTTTAGATTCTCTTAAGACAGCATTAACTATATCATCGTAACTTTTCGGCTTTTCTTTCTGCTCTTTCAAGGAGGCCGCCGCTTCTTCGGCTCTGCCTATTCCGTCATCGCCCACTTTTAGTTTCTTATTGTCCTCTAAGGCTTTCTTGCGTTCTGCGGCAAGGATTTTATCCTTATTGAGCATAAAGTATGCCTGTTCGTAGTTTTCATCAATATTTTTAAGGTAGAAACTATTATCGGTAATATACTTTTCAACTTCATCCACCTCATATTTGGGTAATCCGCTCGAGCCATCGTATTTTACCATCAGATTTTTATGAATACGTTGTATTTCCTGTGACACAGCTGCGGCCTGCGCTTTTTCGGTTTGTTCTTTCATGGCGTTTAGCTCGGCCTGAAGTTTCTTTACCACCGGATTAGTGGACAGGTCGTCGGTATAGGCATCATCATGCAACTCGGCAACCTGTTTTTCAGTCAACGGTTTGCCGATATATCCTTCAATCATACCTACCAGTTGAGTGAGCTTTTCAGGATCACTCTTTGCGCCTTCAAGCAAGCCTTCCCAGGTATCACGTTCTTTCTTGGCGGCGTGCAAATCATCTGCCACCTTATCATACATGATACCCCTGTGCGCACGCTGGACTATTTTCTCCCGATCCGCCGGGACGTTCCAATCCAGTTCGTCTACAACTTCCCCCTGATACTTGAAAACTACTTTTGAATCTTGGGACTGAGTCCCATTTGTTTCTTCTGACATAGGTTGTTCCCCCGACCTTTACCTATTGAGGCATTGCCTCTAATGAAATCCACGCTCTCTGATTAATTTAGAGAGCTCGTTATTTGTTAAGGGGCGTTTATCGTTGCCCTTATATGCATGTATATGTTTTTTTGCCATATTTATAACCATCATAGGATCGTATTCATTTATCATAAATGCCAATAAATTTAAAAATCCGTCGACATCCACCTTATAAACCGTTCTATGATAAGCTACGTTACTTCTTTTCTTTCTTTGTTTCGCTTGCACGTTGTTCATACGCTTTTTCCTGCATACCTCTTATATTTTGATTTAATCTTTCATTCTCATTTAATATTTTATCATTAAACTCTTCCAGCTGCTGTGTTTTTTGTTTTAATATCTCTATTTCGGAAACCCTCTGCAATATAATAGGCGCTTTGGGATCGTCTAATGCTTCCAATACCGCCTGCCGGTCATATATCCCGCCGTTATATAATTGAATCGCCATTTGCAGTTTTTCCATTCTCGATGTTGCCTGCAAAGCTTCCACATCGACTCTTATATCTTCTAAATTTATATGATCCCGGATTTGTTCCCAGGTAATATTGGCATAAAGCCCGTTATTGCCTAATATCCGAAACACCTGATCGCCGGGCATGTGGTATTTCATAATCATCATGGCGTTACGGGCTATCTTCTGCATGGCCAGTGCATAATGCCGGGCGGCGAAGTTAATCCTCTGCATGGCAGGACCCATGAGCTGCGATACCGTAATCCCGGCTGTATCCGAACCCGGCAAATCGCCACGTAGTAATTCGGATTCTCCGGCCTGTTTATCCATGAAAGCCTCATCATGGTATAAATCCTGAAAATACTGCGGCGGTAAGGGTGGGCCAAAATCCACTATTACATCGTCTTTATTCCTCACCGGAAATATATTGGCGATCATATTTGAAAATGCCTTTTTCATATCCCGCAAATTTTTAAATGCCCTGACATTAACTTTCTTTATGCCGTTATTAAGCATATCTATATTTTGACTAATCGAGTTCTTCCTGTGATTTATGGCATCCTGAATATCGAACAGATCATTGCCTAAATTTTTACCCCAGTAAGAACCCGGCACTTTGATATAATCATATTTCACCCATAAATCCCGCCAGTGAAGTTTTAATTTATTCGGCCTGTCATCTAAGAGTTTATTCTGGCAAACCGTAATAATCCTGCCATTGGGATATTTCCTCTGCTTTTCCTTTTGCGGATATGCCTCATGTTCTTCTATCAAATCATTGAGCAGCCTGATCTGGTTTGAATCCAGCTGCGGATCCAATGTCTTTAAATACGCTTCATGCGCCTTGATATGCTCAGGGTGGTTTTGTTCAGGTTGTGCATGTACCTTTTGCAGGGCTTTCAAAGTCTCATGTTCGGCTTCGACTTCTGCCGGTGAATACGGCACTTTTTCCATAGTATTGTCTTCGATCCACAATTCCGCCACCACGGCATCGCCTATGACAGACGACATCCAGGGAGATTTATCGAATGTATCGCCGTATGAGGTATCGCCCCAAACTGCGGACGGCATCTTATAATCACCTGCGGATTCAAATGAAATCATGGGTGAATCAAATGAGCCTTTTTCATCTATTTTCTCTAACTGCGGATCTGCGGCAACACTTTTGCCATATACCCTTTTAATCGTCTCGACATTACTCCTGAATATATGGACGATAAACCTGGGCGGTGTCCTGTTATCGCACAATACCGATTCGCATTCTATAACTTTAAAAGTAGGCCAGCCGTTTAAATCATCGTTATATATAGTTTTAATATGCACCGAGCCGGCATGTGCCGCTTCGATCATCGATCCTTCGGACTTTTCATCCCAATCGTCTTTTTCGTAAAGCACATCGCCCAACACCTGATTTAAGACATCGGCGGTGATAATATCGTCATCGCCCTGCGGTCTGTATTTCCATTTGACTCTTTTGGACGTGATATGGGCTATGCGGTTTTCAAAGATTTCGGCGTATTTATTCCATTTGCGGTTGTATTTTTCTTTTGAGAATGTAGCAGGCTGATCGCCTTTCTGATACCTGATACTCTTGCGGTAGCGTTCTTTAACACCGCATCCTTCCTGAATGCGTTTGGCTTCGGCAATGATAGAATAGGCAAATTTGAGTACACTTTTTTCAGTATCTTCTTTGGCCATTATTCCTCATCTTCTTTCATATATTCTTCTATAGGTTTCAGCTTCTCGTCTTCGGTTATTTCTTCTAAATCCAGAGGTTCCAAATCGACCGATTCTCTCTTAATATCTTCTTTCAATCCCGCTTTATAGCCAAAATAGAATGCCGCCAGCATGGCGATTGCATTGACAAATATGGCTAATACGGTAATCATACGATATTCTCAATCGAACTTTTAGTCACCTCCGATTCCAGGGAAACCTCGATAGCCGGTTTAATGAAAGGAAATTCCATATCGACGGTAAATTTATACTTTTCTTCTATGATATTACCCTCTTTGTCCTCTTTTTTTATGTGGTCTACTTCTATTTGCGGCAACGAAGCCATATCTTTAAAAGGCAGGAAATATAGTCTGATTGATTCTGCGGCTAGGGCTTTTTGTGTGGAACCCATACGATCCCACATTTTAGTATATCTGAGTCTATCACAGAAGATACGTACCAGATGGTTTCTCTGAGCGTTATTAAGTTGAATTTTTGTTTTCAAATATCCCCCTTACTCGAAAAGTTTCAGCAGCGTTTTTTCGCTGCATCTGCGCAGCATATCTTCCTTGGCCGCCCTGCGGTTTAATCCAAACCCCGAAGATTCAGGAACTTTCGCACCTTTAGCATCGACGATAAAAGCCCGGACAATAGTATCGCCGTCAACAGTCAACTTATCTTCAATAAAATCAATATAATATGGTGATAATTTAGGTGGTTTTGGTTTCGGAGCGGCTTTTTTCTTTACCGAGACTTTAGGAGGAGTATATGCAAATGACGACGGGTATGATTTTTCAGTCATGATTACTCCTTACAGTCCGGTCGCTAATACCGGTATCCAAATTGAATCATAATCTGCCGTGCCGCCAGTTGAATTGGTTACGTCGACAACTATAAGCAAACTATCATAAACACCCGAACCGCCGCCAGTAACACCTGAATCTAGTTGTATTGAGGTAAAATAAAACGATGGTGTACCTATTTTCCAACCATGTTTAGTGTCGGCATCAATTAAAGTAGTCCCATCGGAATAAATACCAAGTGTGCCGTCAGAGGGTGAATTGATATATAAACCGGAATCATAAAACTGCGCCTTAGCCGTCGATTCAAATTTTGCGGCGTTGCGAATAATAATTGTCATTACCCATTCGCCTAATTGAGCAAAACCAACGGCAAAAACTATAAACACAGCTAAAATAGATAATACATTACGCATTCTACTGATCATAATTAATCTCCCAATTTTAAATAATTGTTAGCAGGATTACACATAATTCCACATATTCTAACAAATAAATTTTAATATGTCAAGAAAAATCAGACATAAGCCTTATACAGCAAGGTTTTAAGGCAATGCCTTTTTTAGCGGATGGTTTCGATTAAAATATCGTCGGAATCTTCATCGAAGTCAATATCTATGGGGTTGCCTTTATAATTGACCATTCTAGGGGGTTTATCTTTGATTTCTATGATTTCGGCGGGATAATCCAGGACATATTCGACGATCCTGCGCTCGTTTTCCATCATGTGATCGTCTCTGTCGACCGGTTCCTGCGGTTCGGACAAGTCTTCCGAGCCTTTGCCCCTGCGGTTTTTCCACCTGTAATTCTTCCGTTCCCACAAAAGGCGTTTCAAATCGTCAAAAGCCATGAGGCGGGGGTGTGTAATCTCTTTTATGCCGAAAATATCGGCTACGGACAGCACTTCTTTCACCTTCAGGATGCCTCCGGCCTTCTTTTTTGAGCCTTTTATCGGCAAAATGCCTTCATCTTCCAGTAATTCGGCCATAGGTCTTTGTATTTTAGTCTGATCTTCCACCCAGGCGGCGGGATCACAGATGCAAAGGTCATGTCTGCGGCCTAAAATCTCATCTTCATACTCTGAAATCATGTGTGCCAGTTCGGGAATGTCGCCGTGGCGGAATAATTCGCCCACTTCAAACATATTCGGCTTATCACCGTTCAATTCAGGCGTTTTCATGTCATTTTCAAGGGGTATGCCGCCGTCATAGTCTACCCAAATCCATAAGACGGCATGCTCGATCTTCGGATGCGGGTCAATCGCCATGATCAGCGTACCCTCTTCGGGCAAGGGGAAACGTGGCAGCACCCACGGTGCCTCTTCCCTGGCCATAGTATATACGCCACCGCCCCGGAGGACCCTTTTGCCGTAAATCCTGATCTGGACATCGACTTCATCACGGCATTCGGCTTTTATTTCATCGATCATCGCCTTAGTATTTATCGGATTGTCGTAAGAAGTCATTTCAATGGCATACACATTGGAATCCGGTTCATTCGCCCTGTCGAATATATGCTCTTCCGTCCAGGTGACACCGTTTATCGCCGTGGCACCGTAGAGCATCCGCCCCTTAGTCGATATAGTCCTCATGCGGTTTTCCAGCCAGTAGGAATAAGGGCCTTCCTCATCGAAGTAAATCACATCCCTGGCCACACCGCCATGGCTGTCGAGTTCCTGATCCTGCGACATAAATTCGGAGAACGATTTGTTTTTCCAGTCGATGCGCCGTTTCTTCTCATTGTCATAGCCGATGTTCTTGAGTTCCGATGCAGTAGCCCATTTGACAAATTCAGGGCCAAGGATTTTCTCCACGCCTGAGGTAAAGTCCACAGCGACACAACGGGCTTCAATAGGCGGCGAAGAAATAAACCTGCCTTCATCACGAACCCTTTTTAAATGCTCTCTGACACCTTTAAAAGGCGTTTCCTCGATAATCTTGTCAATATTCTCACGCTGGAGAGGGTGCCAGCCTTCACATTGCATGATTATTTCTATAACATTAGTTGTTGTTTTCCCGGATCTGTTTCCGCCGGATATGGCCTTGGTCGAATGCGGCTGCAAGTAATACCAGAACTCTTTTTTATTGGGGGTATATAAATATCTCGCCCTGGCGAACGAGAATTGATGTATCTCTTTGGCTAACTTGTGGGCTTCTTCATCGCTTAAATTTATGGATTTTGTGCGGGCTAACTTGTTGACAATCCCGATGGGCCGGTCTTCAACCCTTTGCAGATACCAGAACACTTAACCTCCATAACGATTAACATATTCCTGCAATCCTGTTTCTTTTTCACCTATATGGATACATTGCAAATTAGGATTTACATATACTTTATGACCTTTTTCTCTGATTTGCTTAAAAAAAATAACTTCTTCAGTCATCAATTTGCAATGATGACGCATATAAAAATCTTTTTCCGAATAGTTTCTGGTCTTATCCAAACTTTGCCATGAAAAGTAAGGTGCATCCAACGTTTTCAAAACATCAACATCTATCCTCATACAACCTATAGCACCAAAATCAACCTCAAAATCAATATCAAACGGATATTTGGTCATCGTAAGTAAATAACCTTCTTTATCTTCGTTTGAAATAACCGGAAAAGCACTCCTTTTGGTATAATATATTCCGGTAATTACATTTTTATCTGATTTTACCAGGGAAAATATAGTAGACTCAGGAATAATAAGATCTAAATCAAACCATAAAGTTATATGAGGACGGAATAAAGAACCTTGATGTGAAAATCCTTCCCTGGCCATACCGACAATAGCATTTCTCGAAGCTTCCAAGTGTCTGACCGTACAAAACTTTTCAGCAAACTCATAATTTTCACCACCTTCAAACTGATAAAAATTTCTGACCGACTTTATATAACTGTTCATGAATTTCCAGTGAGGCTGCGCTCCACCAAATACTGAAAAAAATACGGCTACCTTAATCATGACTGAATATTTATATAACCTTTAGGGGCATGGATTAAATCAATTCTATCCATTAACTCACACCTAAATCAATGAAACCCTTGGGATTATTGGACTTAAACAACCTGTCTTTTCCCTCGTCCAATATAACCTGACGCTCCATCACAGTATAAGCCTCATGCAGAATATTCGACTGTATCTTCCTCGGCAAGTTCCTCGAACACTTAATCTCCATATTGCCGTTAGGATACGTGGATATGACAACCTCAACCCGCTGAGACTCTATCTCCTCACGTATGGTACGCTCTTTCTTCGCCTGCTTTTCGCTCATTTAGACCTTCTTTCCAATATCTTAAAAAAATTACGCCTTTTCATTTTTCCTCAATTCATCTAACTTGGCTTTTTTGCTAGCCATCCCAAAACTGCCACATTGCCTGGGTTCGTATGGCAAACTCCACTCATTGCCACATTTAATGCATATATACGTTCTACCCATATAATAATCACCTTCACCAGGTTCTACATATACACTGAGTTCACCACAGTCTAAACAATAATATATAGTGTGAAGCCAATCACTCATTTTCTTCTATAACCCATATATTTATATTCGTCAATCCCAACACGCTCCCATAACTCAATGTACATACCACCTACATCAATTACAGGAAATTCTATATATCTACACAAGATCACTTTTTACCCCGTGAAGGTACCCAGCCATGCTCCACACCACGCAAAAGATTAATCGCACGCCTCGCAGCCGCTACACTCCTGCATACCTGCTTAACAACCCACTTACCACTAACTTTATGATAAATAATTCTACCAACACGCTTATTCGGCATAATTACCCCTCCTACGCAAAATTACACAATTATAAACTTTCTTCTACTCACCTGCGCTCTTTTATACAATCACTACATACATAACGACCATTACCATATATACCAAAATTTACTAAAGTCACATCCTCATCACAATAAAAACATACACCCCTGTACCTCGCTACCTCACATACCATCTCACCACTGTGATACCTCATGTGATCACCCTGCGACGCAAATACTACCAAATTCCTCACATCATCGTTCTCAGGATCACCATCAATATGATGTACT